TGCCTTGCCCAATATAATACCGATTTTTATCATTCATCAGAATACACTAATTAAATTATCTTGATCATAATTTATACAAAGGGACACCTGAAAGATTAAAAATTACTTTTTCCGCTTCCATGGCATCAAATCTAAAAGCGATCGCATCTTCGCCAAACCTAACATTTATTTGGCTTTCAGTTCCCCAATCAAAATACTTAAAACCAACGGCTTTTCCCCAGCACACCCGAAATAGACTAATTAAATAATCTAAATCAGATTTGATCAGGGTTCGCGCCCCCACCTCCCAACTTCCCCGACTGGTAGCCCATTCGCTGATTCTTTGCTCCTGTCCCGATACTGATTGATTGATTTTAGTAGCAAACTCAATGCCGCCAATTGTGCCGTAATCGTATCCCAAATTAATTACATGATCAAGAGATTGGGGTATCTGATCAAGAGATAGAGCAAGCAGTGGATTGATTCGTATTTCGGTTAAACTTAAATTTTCTAAACTAAAAAGCTTAAGGTTTGATTCTGGCTCGCAAGCCTCAAAAGCTTCAAATCTCAAATTGATTTTATCAGTAGCAAATCGCACGGGTACATCAAATTCCCCTGATACTTGGATTGGCTCTGTCTGGACTTGATCAAAGGTAATTATGCCAGTGTTAAAATTTACAGTCCATCCCGTCGTCACTGGGGAATTCCCCACCGAAACCAGAATCGATCCGGGTACAATTTTGACCAAAGGCCGCTTGACCGTGAATCCTGCCACAAAATAAGCTTTAAATAACTGGGCTTGCTTATTAGTATTTAGAGTAATTATCGTGCTAAATTGATAATCACTCCAATCTTTAAATCGAAAGCCTTGATAAGCACCTTTACGCGCCTGATAGAAAGCAATAAGTTGATCTAGCTGATCGTTAATTTCTGATCTTTCTCCAATATTAAATTGAAGCAATGGCTGATACCATTGTGTCGTTCTTTGTTCTGTGCCGTTTTTAGATTCAATAATAGAGGTTTTGGTGGTAATCGTCGCCACCGTGCCGTAGTCGTATCCTAAGTCTAATCTTTCTTCACTAAAACTCATGGCAGATAAACCCACCGGCAAACATTGCCCTAAATGCTACGGAACTAGATTTTATACACTTACTTACACTCACGCTTTTAATTTACAGTTTTACTGTCAAGATTGCGAAAACACATTTGTTTGGTATAAATCTTTTGATTTCAAAGCAAAGCCTTGAAATATTCTGTCTAACCAAACTTTATCCAAGTTATGCTCTACGCATCTGCCTATGGTAGAATAAGCATGAATTAAAGTTAGATTATTGTCAGCCACTCCAACTATCCCACAATGACGGGGGATTTTGCCAATTGTAAAAATTAAAATATCTCCTGGCTCCCAATCGTTTATCGGAATACATTCCGAGGTAAATTCTTTTATTAAATCCACTCCGTCAGCCCATCGGTCGTATTGGCCAATATCGTAATCAGATATACCCAATTCATGGGCTACGCAAATAATTAATCCACAGCAATCAATACCAATTCCTTTAAGCCTTCCCTGATGCTCGTAAGGGGTATCAATAAACTCCCTTGCTTTTTCAATAATTAAATTTTTATCCATCTTGATTATCTCCAGAAATCATGGCATCTAATCCAGGTAATTTATTCTCCCCACCAAAATTGAGAATGTTATTAAATCCGTGGCAATTATCAAAACTTTTCTGACAATTAGGAATTACTAAAAAAGTATCGCCATTACTAGGATTTACAGGCAATGGCGCAGCCAAAAAAAAGGTATTGCCTAACTGCCTAATAATGGTAAATTCTACCCCCGAATTAGCCCCTAATAGCCAAGTGGCTTTAGAGCCTGTAAAACGATCGTTTTCTCCTCCCCAGCTAGTGTAAAAACTCAAATTATCTCGATTAGTAGTAACTGCAATATTAGTTTCAAAAGTAGAAATATTAACCCCACAACGCGCATCGCCAAACTCATACCGGCAAGTCTTAGAGGTCACATCTCCGATCCGCCCTTCTAAAAATTGAGTTAAACCCATCAATTCTGCCGTAAAATTATTATCAGTAAATTTTACCTTGCCCAAAATCCGCACAGGTAAAGCTAAAAATTTAGGCGGTGACTCAGTAAAACTTGTCGGCAAATCAAGATAATTTACCATGAAAAAACGTACTCTAGCATAATCAAAAAGCCCTAGCATTAAATCCGTGGCTTTTATGCCGTCTGTTGTCAGAAAAGAAGCAAACTCAATATTATTAGGCTCAAAACTTAGATCCGACTGGATCGCTGTTGGATCTAATCCCCCAAAAGATTTAAAGGTTATCCCTGCAAAAGTTAAATCTCGATCTAATTCCGTAAAGCCAAAAGATTGCCCATCCCTACGGGTAATTAGCAGACAGCGAGTAATTGATCGCACCTGCGAACCTAAAACTGATTGTAAAGAATTAGCTATAGTTTTCATAATTTACCTTGACGAATACTCGGAAAGCTGCCGTCCGATTTGCCGCTCACTGCGTTTAAACCCGCCTAGATTAGGAGTCGAGACGCTAACGTTATTGTTAATAATTGTCGTGTTTTGTTGGTTTTTTTGAGGATTAGCTGAGGTATTAAAATTTAAATCAGGCAATTTTTTGTTATTAACCGAATTCAAAAAATCATCCCCCCAATATTCTGCCGCATCAGCAGTGATCACAAACTCGCCATTAGATAATCGGGCTACCAGTTTATCAATACCAGGCGACCCAAAAACCCGCCCTCCCTTAGCAAAACCGGGTAAAGCTATCGTGCTAAAAGTAGCTCCCCCGCCAAAAATATCGGGGACACCCCCACCCCCCCCATTGAATAACCCACCAAAAGAAAAACCTCCACCCCCACCAAACAACCCACCGATCCAATTAAAAAGGCTGTTAGTGGCGATCGAAGCAAACATATTGGCAATATTATCCAGGAAAGAAGATAGTAAATCGAGTAGAGCGTCGCCCACGGATTTTTGTCCAGTTAGCACGTCTTGGAAAAACTGCCCAAAAGCATACCGGGCCACGTCGGTAACTGTTTGTCCCAGATTTTCAAATCCTGTAGCCAATTTTTCTACTCCCACCGTTCCGGTTTCGGCGAACACAGCCACCATGGCATCTAACCGCTCCATGGCTAACCGAGCATTTTCGGCCATTTCAATTACGCGATCGGGGTATCTGACTGGGGCATCAACCCCAACAGTGGAACTGCCAAAAGAAAACCCCTCAAATTCAGGCGGTGGTGTGATTTCACCAAAGCTAGGCAGCGTTGCTGTAGCGAATCTTTCTATTCCTAATTTTAAAGCTTCCGTAGCGGCTTCTATCGCCTCTTGATTTTTAGTCAAAGTTGCCAAGAAAAGATCAAGATTTACTGAGGAAATACCAGCCCCCACAGTCGAACTACCAAATCGCATTCCCATAAACTCAGGCGGTGGTGTGATTTCACCAAATAGGTTTTGAGGTAAAGCAATTTTAGAAACGTTGCCTCCTATTAATTGTGTTAATTTTGCAACTTCTCTCGCCAGTTGTGCTTGTTGTTCCGCTCTTTTTTTGGCTTTTTCTGCCTCAATTAATTGCGCCTCAACACGAGCCAAAGCTGCTTGTCCTGCGCCACTTGCGCCACTTGCTCCGCTTGCACCGCCTAAAAATCTTAAGGCATTTTGCCAGTGAGGTGATCCTGGTCCTATTTGATTTTGAACAGCCGAAAATGCCGAAGTTCCATTAGAATCGCGGGCGTGAACGTTTCCGTTGGCATTGCCTGTTAGCACCGTAGCGTAAGCCCTGAGTAATCCCATTCCAGGCTTAAACCCTCTCGCTTTAAAATAAGCGACGACCGAATTCATCTGATCCTCAAAAGATTGCCCTGGATAAACCCCAAATTGCCTTCTTTCGGGCGGACCAAACTGAATTAATCCTCGGTATCTATTTCCTTCTCCTCCCACTTTATCGGGATTAAAAGTTCCCCCTGTTTCAAAAGAAATAAGAGCCGCTAACTCTTCTGGTTTTATCCCAATTTTTGCTGCGGCATCTATTAAGGCTTTTTGTCGAGAATCCTTGTCGGATTTTGGCTTGGAACCAGAGCTACCAGATGAGGGGGTAGAAGCGCCTGCTGACGGTGGTGGTGGGAGTGACGCACCCGATCTACTGGGTGGGGGGACAGGAACGGGTAAAGGCTTTAAGGAAGCTCCCCGCGTCAATGGTCCATAATCGGGGTTTAATAACTTTAGTTCTTTTTCTAAAATTCGCCTTACCAAAGATTGCATCTTAGGTTCATTGAACAGCCTATCTGTTATGTTCCAATTGCTTGATTCTTCTTGTATTTTCTTTAAAACTCTTTGTACATCAGCATCGCTCCCCCCAGCCGCTTTAATTTGCTGTGCCACGTCAGCCAGACCAATCAATTTATTGGTTGGCATTTCTTCATTAATAACCCGAACAGTATCCGCAATCGCTTGATAGCCCTTGAGAACAAAGCCCAATACATTTAACAACTCTTTGGTAATATTCAGCAAAGTCCCCATTGACTTTACCGCATCCTCGATCGCAGTTGGATTAGCTCTTAAATAATCAAGAATTTGCTTGGCCGTCGCTGAAACTGAATTAAATACCAGCAGCATCCCCTCTTGTAATTGCCTGCGAATTTCTTCAATTATTTGGGGATTGGCTTTTAAATAATCCGATAATTCTTTAGCTCGATCGCCAATTGCTTTATATAAATTCTCTTGTTGGGCAAGGGGAGCAATGATCCCAGTGGCTGACTCAATTAGTGCCTGTTGAGCCGGCATGATAGCGTTGAAGAGTTTTACATAAACTGCCTGTAAAGCATCCGTTAGGTTTGATAATTTGCCCTCAGTAGTTTTAGCCCGTTCATTCATCCCTCCCATGACTCCATCCATTTTAGATAGAGATAGTAGGGTATCCAATATTGATTTTTCCGTTGCCTGTACGGTTTTGGTTATTCCCCGAAAGGTAAAACTAACCTGATCTCCTGATTTAGCCGCCTTAATCCCAAATTCTTTTAGCCGTTCATTTTCCCCGGTCATTGCGTCCAGAATCGCTTCGACATACTGCTGCAGTGGCTTTTGTTGGCTTGCAGCCATATCGCCAATTGCTTGCAATTGTTCCTCTGTAGGCTTCATTCCTCGATTAGCTAAGGAAACATAAGCCGCCGTCACTTGCTCCAGTTCGTAGGGCGTGGTTTGGGCAAATTTGGCGATTTTAGCGTAGGCAGCCTCCGCCGCAGCCGCACTCCCTTCAATCGTTTTCAATTGAGCCTTGAGGTTTTCGGTCTGAATCCCCGCTCTTTGAATATTTGCCGATAATCCCCCAAAAAAAGCCGTTATTGACCCCGTTATCGAGTTAAAAGCCCCTGTAACCGTATTAGCGGCAAGATTCCCCACAAAAGAAGAGAAGGCCAACTTAGCACCGCTAATCGACTCGGAGACACGCCCCCAACGATTGGAACTGTCCTTAAGTTGGGCGTTTAACTGCTCTAGTCGCCGGTCTAACTGCTTTTGAGCATCGGCAATATCCCGAGCGCTGGCTACCCCGCTATTTTTAATCGCCTCAAATGCCGAAACTGCCTGCTCTTTAAGCGATTTGATATCCGCCTCGCTTTGCACCCCCAATTCTCGATAGGCATTCTTGACTAAATTAGCCGTCTGTTTGGCGGCTAAAGCCTTCTTCTTTTCCGCTTCGGCAAAAGCGTCTGCATCCCCAACTTTTAGAGCCTCTTGAGAGGCTTTAATCGCTTCCTCTACCGTATCCTGTGCCTTTGATAATGCCTCATCAAAAGCGAAGGAAACCTTCTGCAAAGCGCCCGTTACTGCCGCTAATCCCTCAGAAGTGTACTTAATCCCTAAAGTGCGAGTTGCCATTATCAGTTATCAGTTATCAGTTATCAGTTTCAGTAGATAAATCTTTAATCGCTTTTTTGACATTTTGATTGTCGCCCCTAAAACTTAAAGCCCCATCGACAATATTAGCTTTTCTTTCCTCAGCTTCCAGATAATTAGCCGCATCCAAAAATAATTTTATCTGGGCTTTGCTGTATTCTCCAATGTCCGAGAGTCGGTGTCCGGCGCGAAGGAGTCTGGTGATTTGGATAGCCCACCCTTCGGTGCTAGTCTTGCCGCTATTTTTTCGGCTCCCTCGGTCAGTTTCTGAATAAAAAAATCGGAATTTATCTCAAAAACCGCAATAAACAAATCCATCGCTTTATCACCTTCTAGCTCGCCAATTTCTTCTAGGCTTAATCCAGTAGCTAAATTAGCCAATTTAGCCAAATCATCTAAAGCATCTTCCCCTCGATCAAGCATTGTCATGATTACGGCGGTCGAATCTTTGAGGGTGCTAAATATTTCGATATATTTCTTAGCAATACCTAAAACCGATCGAAAATCTTTAAACTTAAAAGGTTTGACAGTAATCCCATTGATTTCTATGGCAGGAAATAATACTTGCAATTCTTGATCTGGTGACATATTTAACCTCTTAGTCTTGGTGATTGTCGAAATTGTGTTTTAGGTAATTGTCGGGATCGTGTTTCATGAGAAAAACTTCTTTTGATAGCTTTGATTTATCATTAATAAAATCTACCAATCTATCAATTGTATAAACAAGAAATCTTTGCCTTTTGACTATATCTTCTAAATCTTTTTTAGAGGCAAAGTTTCTTGTTGTCTGTTGGATTTCTTCTAGTTTATTTTTAACAAATTTAAATTCCTGCTTAATCTCCTGAACACTCATGTGCAACTGCGCTAAAACAGCAATCAAGGTCGCAATAATAAACCAGTTTGCTTCTAAAAATTCGCCCAAATTAAACTCTTTTTTAACAGGTGAACTGACATAAACAGGAGTATGCGAATTGGCAGGCAAATTAGGCAAGGTGGTAACAACTGAAATAGATAAAAGCAAGCTAATCATACCACGCCCCCTTCTAGTAATTTTAGGACTTCATCAGCCATTCCCGCACTCAATTTTTCCGCCGTTTCAAAAAAGGATATTTTTTTAGGAACGGTGACAGCTTTTTGGATTTTGTAAATTGGCACATTTTGCCCATTTATCTCTACAGCAATAATCGTTCCCGTAGCGACAGGGAAAAGCCGCACACGACCCTTGATTTGCTCCCAAACCTTAGACCAAGAATTACCTTTAGTTATTCGCTTAAAACCCGCCGCCGCACCCGTGTTAAGCAGAATAATCAAGGTGGGATTTCCCGTGATATTTTTGCCCTCTTCAAAAGCATCCATAAAAGGCACCCCTAGCCGAACAAAACTGGCCAAAGGAAGCGAGCCAGAGGGCGGCAAATCGTAAACCTTAACGGCTTTTTGAAAGCCTCCCGTCCCCGTCGGTCCGCGCTTGAATTTTCGTAATTGCCCGCGAATTTCTCTTTGTAATGCTCTGGCAGTTGCCCGCAGCCAATACTCTTGTGGATTTTGATTTAAAGCAATTATTTTTTCGCTATTACCAAAAGTATAAGAAGCCGCATAATCAGTATTAATCGTTGCTGCTCCAGTGGGCGTAAAGTAGATCATGCCAGCTTTTAAATCTACGGTATAATCCGTATCTTTAATTAAGCTTCCTAAACTTGTGAAACTGGTTAAATTAATATTTGCTAATGGAACCCACGAACCTTTAGCACCTGGACAACGCACGGTTTCGTTAGTAACTGTCGCCCCTGTAATTTTATTAGCCGTGCCAAAAAGAAGCAAAGCTAAATTATCTAAATCCCACGACTCCATTGTGATTTGCGCCATAACTTCTTTTGTTCGCGGTAGCTCTAAATCTTTATTCCTTTGCCCTGTCGTGCTTTCGTTGTGAGTAATGTAATCTATATTGTGCATTATTCGCAGTTCTGGGCAATTGCCTAGATACCGAAGCCCATTTGTTACGACTCCGGCACAGCTTCGCACGCCTGCGTAAACTTCGCCTTGCCCAATAAAATATCTGCTATCTACAGCCATTAGTATCACTGGGGAATTCCCCACGGAGAATTTTTTATATTTTACTTTCAAACTTGGCTAAATAAACCATTTTGGAAAACGATAGACAATATCAATCGTTACCCCCACTTTTATTGCTTTTCTGCCTTTTGTTTCTACAGCTTTGAATCTTTCCCTGAGAACGGTATCGATCGCACACCCAGACCAAGTGGGATCAATTGCAATCGCCCTTAAAATATCACTGGTCGCTCGGCACCCTAGCTCAAGAACATTTTCACCAAAAAGGATTGCGTCTATTTCCACTGGCATCACAGCCTCGTGATAGTTATTTTTAAGCGCAAAAAACTCGCTATCAACATCACGGTAATTAAATCCTTCTTTGTTGTACTCAGAATCAATATCCTCAAAATAAGTAACTACTTCACCCAAATCGGTAGAATATCCGTTAGCGATAGTAATCTCTGCCAGTCTTTCGCCGATTTTTGTCAGTATTTCTAGAGTTTTCATTACTGCTTTAAAATCAATAAAGTAAAAGCGCCGTCGCCCTGGGGTTGCACGCCTACCACTACATAATCAATACCGTTTACCTCAATTCCGTCTCCGTGGGAACAATTAATCAAATCACTAGATTTACCGAAAGCCGTAATAGATCGCCCTTCTGCCCCTAGTTCAAAAGCGGCAAAAGTATTATCAAAAATCACCTTTACCGCCACCCCATTAAGAGTAGCGGTAACGGCAAAATGATCAAGGTCAAGAAAAGTATCAAGATTCTCGTTCAGCATCGCTAATTGCTTCTTGAGGAGCAGGATCATCATCAAAAGAAGACACATCTTGAGGCCTATACACCTCAATGTTGGCCGCATGATGCAAAGCTAATTCCGTTGGCAGTTCTAAAGTGTCCCCCCCATTATATTGTTGATTTTCGTGGTAAATCGTTCGCCCATACTTAACTCTGTAGGTCGCCATCTTTTTTCTCCCTGCGATTATTAACTAATTCCACCTGATGAGCGATAAGCTCCAATTCGTTCGGAGTAACGTCAATTTCTTCCCCCGAGTTGTAAATTTTATCGCCCAATTTGACATTAAAAAACTCACGGACTTTAACTTTCATAGACTTAAGGTAAAGTAGTGATCATGTCGGTAATTGCGGCAAATGAAACCACCTGCCGGAAAGCAATGTCAATGGTTTGCATAATCCTAATTGCTACATCTCCCGAAGTAAAACCCGCACCGTAGGGATTGACCAATATTTCCACTGATCCCCATTCCCCAATTATTAGATCATTAAAATTGCCGAAGATTAAAGCCGAAAGGTTTGTCCCAGTTCCTTTGGTTAAATCGCCTGGCACTTGATTAGTACACGCTAACTGATAACCCATTAAGGATCGCCCAGGCTCAGGCAAGATAAAATTACCCTCTACCCCAGACGCTTGCTTGGGAGTGAGCATCAGCCTGCTCTTAACAAGAGGATTAGTCAGCCAATTAAGCGCCCCTATATCAGCGTTATCTATTTCTAGCTCGCGCATCAGAGCGATAATGCTGGAATAAGTCGGCGCTCCTCCATTAGTCCCTAGTGGCACCGTACCAATGCCAGCTAGATTCAAAATCCCTCTTGGCTCATTATTAGTCCCGGTTCCGGCAATCGCCACTTTATCAATTCCGAGCGCCATAATTCTCACGAATTCATCGCGGACTAATTGTTCCATGTCTAGCGAACTCTGCAAAAGCGTCAGCCGGGACATCATCGAGTATGCCATGGCTGATTTGGGACGGAGAGGTACTTGCCGAAAAGTTCCCTCGGATTGAGTCCCAGCTTGACTCTCCCCCACCCAATAAAGTTGGCTTGACGAAGCCCGCCCTGGAATATCTACATTTCCCTGTAATCCAGAAAGAACAGTGGCTCCAAGCGATCGAATAACCAATTTATTTCGCAAAATATCAATAAAATTTTCTGAAAGCAAATTGGTTTCTACCAAGTTGCCGCCCGTGGCTGGCGTACCCACTTGGTATGTGGCGCGGTAATTTTCTATCTGAAGATCCCGCACTGGCAGAAAAAAACCCGCCGTTTCTTTCCCGGACCGATTGGCGATTTCTCTAGAGCATTCCCGCTCAAAACCGGCTTTACTCCAATCATTGGTAAGACAAGCATTCATCGCCCGCAAAATCGAATAAGACTTACTTTCTTTTGTCGATAAATTTAAAGGATTGACAGCGCCCGCCACTGGATTCATTTGCTCACCCAAACGAGCTAGATAAAGCGATCGAGCGTCTTCGATATCCATATCTTCCTTAATTGCTCGTTGGCCTAATTCTGGAAATCCATAGCTTCTCACCAATTCCTGAATTCCCAAAATTCTTTCTCTTTCCAATTCCCTTTCTGCATCTCTTAACGACATATTGCAACCCTCAACATTTAAAGAAATCGTACCCTCAAACCCTTTAGCGCGGCCAAACCCCACCGTATAATCAGCCGGAACGGATACTAACGACACCTCAAAGGGTTGCCACTGGGTAACTCGATAACTACCCTTGTCGCTTAAAGGTACTGTTTTCAAGACGTTGTACCCAAAAGAGACATTCCTGATAATGCCGTTAGCTACGTCCTCTTTATAGCCTTGCACCTCCGGGCGATTTGACCATCGAATTTTGCAGTAACCCTTTTTTTGCATTGGATCAATCCAAGCACGTTTGATCGCTCCCAAAATAATCGAGCGATCGTGATTTAACAGCAGATTGGCCGTGTCCATTCGTGATAAATCGACCGAACTGGGAGCGTGGTCTAAAATCTCCACCCCCCACCCCCGATCTACTGGGTATTCAGAGGAAAAACTAAAAATAGTATTATCACCCGTTTCTTCAAAGGGGGAACGCTCGCGAAGCGAGAGCGGTAATAAATAGGATGAACGGGTTAGCGATTTGGGAATTTCTATAGTTTTCATTACGACACCGCTCCTGGGGGTGGAAAGTTAGTATCTGCAAAAATTTGAGGTTCGCTCGAAATCAACTTAAAAGGAAATGTTGCTTTTTCATGATCTGGCACACGAAAACAAGCTTGCAAGTCAAGGTTAGAGCATTCGCCTCTTATGTCAACCGAATGGCCATAATGCCCATGAAACAGGACGTTTTTTAAATCAAGATTAAACAAGTCTTGCAAATCCTCTGGCACAGTAATTTTAGGAATATGCCAAGAATTAGGATCGTTATCAGGAGTTTCAATCCGAACTATTTCTCCAAGATATTCAAGAATAATTTTCATTGGTTTTTTCTTCCAGTTATAAGAGTTCCTACTGTTAAGTGAAAGTGTTCTGGGTCTTTAGCGAAAAATTTTCTAGCCTCACTAGGACTACTTAAGTATTGTACTCCCATTGAAATTACCTCACTTGCGTCGAAAGTATAAATCTTCCCAACGTAGGGATCAGCAAATTTATCGGGATAAGCTTCCTCGTCAGTGCCATACCCTGAATTATTGGCTAGTTTACTTAGCTTTTCAGGGTTTCCCGTGGCACGAGATTTAATCCAGTCTTTTGTGGCTATGATTAAAGCACGATCATCATATTCCACAAAATGCCCCATCTCGTGAAAGAGAGTTACTTTGTTTTTCTCTTTAGCCCAGGAGCTTATTGAATCATTGCTATAATTATTCATTGCGATAGTCCTTGTTGCAAGCTCGGCATAAGCTCGCCCGCTTTCTGTGATTTTAAAAGTGTGAAGCCTCGCAGGTAGTCGGTTTTGACCAATCAAGGCCAATACTTCCCCTGCATATTTTTTGTAATCACTAACGGCATCGGTAAATAAGCCTTCAAAATTCAAGCTATCTACCAATTCTTTGATTTTACCTGAATCAGCATCTTTTTTCAAAAAATTAAGCGCTTTACTAAACTCAGAATCAACCAAGACCGATAATTTGTCAATATCGGCAATTAATTGTTTTTCTTTTTCTTTTAAAAGCTTTTTTTCTTCTCCCTTAGTTTTTCTAATTTCCTTAGTCAAAACACTTGCCTCATCTCTTAATTTCTCAATTGATTTTTCCACTTTTAAAACAGACTCGCCATCAAAAACTTTCTTTAAAGCCTCCTTGCCTTCATTAATTAAATGTTTAAAATCAGCGCGGGGAGATTCACTTGGCCTTCTAAAAGGGTTAACATCGTAATCAATTTCAACCTCGTCATAAATAGAAGCAAGTTCTTTAATTGTAATTTTTCCTTTAATATTTGGCTCGGATTCTTTTATAAATTCAGCTAACTGAGTTGCGCGATCCACGGCTTCTTTACTGTCACCCGTTGGCCGCCATGCCAAGGCTTCTATTTCCAATTGTCCGCTGGTATTGGTCTTGGTTACTACCGCGCCAATAGTTTGCCCCGCATCATCATCTAAAAATGTTACTGCGCCAGACTCCATTTTTTCCGCTACTATTCTCCAGGCCCGTCGATTATAGCCAGATAATTCTGCTTGGTCTAAAGATTTTGCATTTGCGGCAAAATATTTTGCCTTTCCAAGAAAATCTTGGACTTCCGCAGAACGATCTTTGCCTGCTTTACATTCTTTATGTTTGGCTATACAAGTATTTCCGCAGGGTTTACCGGTAGTGCATTTTTTTTTTGCCTTTCGTCTTCTAAATTTCTGTTTTCTTCATCTTCTGGATTAAGCATCTTAATCTCGATATCCGTATCACTAATTTTAGCCTCTAAAAGCTTTTCTCCGTCCTGAAATTGGACAATGATAAACCTTTCATCATCAGATAAAGACGGCTCACCAATGGCATCGACTCCATCGGTGTAAACCGATTCAATTATAGGTAATACGGCTTTTTGTGCTTCATTCATCTTCAGCTTCATCCTCTTCTAATTCAAAATCATCAGGATTATATAACAAAGCGAAACTTTCAAAATAAGGGACTATTGCCTCTGCATAATCAGCCCGCGTTGCTAAATCGGAAAATTTGCCCCGATCAAAATCTGCTTTAATAGCATTGACAATTCCCGCTAAAGGCTCAGGATAAGGCGCGGTAGCCCCCTCATGACTCGAAGCCATCCGCGAATAAACATCGCCATCCCCAGCAACCAATCCTCTAAACAAGCTCTTAACCGATTTTTCTAAACGTGGATCCATATTTTTCCCTTAAAGTTCCTCCATTTCTATAATAGCAGGTTCTCCCTGTTGCCTAGTAATTTTATTCACCTTAAAACCAGTAAAACTGGGGTAAAGGACTTCTCCTTCCCAGGCTTCATTTTTGTACTGATCCACAGTTCGCCCTGATCCAGTTCCGTCTAATTTGGCTTTAATCACAAAAGTTGCTTGTGCGCCACTTTGAA